TTACGGAACGTGATACGTACATATCAAGTCCTGCAATTTGACCTCTTAAACTTTGTGGAGAAACATTTCCACCGGCATTACTTGGCTGAGTCGCTGTATAGATTGGACGACCTGCTTCGTTGTAACTCATAATTTTACCCCATTGTTGTGGGCTAACTACAATGTTACGAGCAAAACCAAGTGAAGCTGAATAAACAGCTGCTGCTGCAGATGAAACATATTCTAATAGTCCTTCTCTGTCTTCATCTGCTGCTGTTGCGTTTAATGTACCTGCGTTAGCAACTTCGCCCATTACGTATGCGTCTGTTGCTTTAGCGTACGCAAATTCCATTTGGCGAACTAATTCGTCAAAGAATACTGGCGAACTCCTGTCTAAAAGCTCTACACTCAGGGTCTGTTGTCCCCCAAATTTTTTCACACTAACAGAGACAAAAGATGAAGCTGTATCTGTTTCTGATAATGCTGCCTCTTCGTTTGCTTGTGCAACTGTTGGTGCTGTTGTAATTTTTGGAATTTCAAAAGACATACCTGATGCTGGAAGTGTTGCGCGTGAAATTGCGTCAATAAATCCTCTGTCAGCGTTTGCGATTCCGTTAATTACTTCGGTTGATTGTGGTGTTGGAATAAATCCAGCGTTGTTTCCTGTGGTGTCAGCTGCCATTACATATTGACGGCTTTCGTCATTACCTAGAGCTGCTCTTAATGAGTGTTCTAAGTATGAACCTTTAGAAACAATTGGGCTTCGTGGTGCTGTGAAGATTGCAGGACGCGCGCTGCGTTCTTGGGCTTCAACAGCTGGGGCTGCAACAACTTCTGTTGCAACTTCCTCTACTACTTCTGGGGTAACTTCGTTTGACACGATAGTTTCCTCGCTTTCTGTTGGTTGTGAAATATCTGCGCTTGCAGCTACTTCGGTTATTTGGGCATATTCGCCAAATGCTGGAAATGTTACGTGTGAAACTTCTCTAAGAGTTGCTTCATTAACAATTACTTGTTCACCTTTAGTGACATAGTCGTCAATCATCGCGCCTACGCTAAATCCAGTTCTTAAACCTTCTTGTGCTTCGGCTAATGCGTCGTCTCCTGCATTTGTTCTTGCTATTTTGAATGTTCCGACAATTCCCTTGTCGTCTTCTTCATATCTTGATAGTTTTCCAATTGGTCTAGTCATATCGTGCTCGGTAAAAAGTTTAATACCTTCACCGATTTTTAATGAGCCTTGTTGAAATACAACATCGCCCATATTTGTGTGACCTACTTGACCAAAAGGAACAATAACGCCTGTTAATTCACGTTTTGATGAATTAGCTGCGATAATGTCGGTTGAGAATTTAATAAAATTATTCATTTATCAAATCTTCCCTTTCTCTTGCTTCCTCTACTGTCATTACACCAAGAGGAATAAGTTTTGTGTATATGTCTGCGCGTTCTTGTGCGCTTGGTGAATAAAATTCTTCAAGATTGTATTTTACTATAGAACCTCTAGGCGTAATGTCATTATCGCTCATTCGCTGGGTTATACAAGTCATTAAAGGACGTAAAGATAAATCTATAAGGCTTCGTCTCTCAGCTGTAACGTTTGAATAAGTCATTGAGCCACCTGCGTTACCACCTACATAGTATTCAGGAAGATTACAAGCCCTAGCAATTTCGGAAGCCATATATTGACGTGCTTGGTTTAGCGTTAATTGTTCTGGGCTAAATCCTATGCTTTGAAAGTCGATTGTGTCGTTAACAAAAGCTGTGCCACGTGTTTGTCTTGCTTCTTTCCAAGAATTTAATAGGGCTGTAACTCTTTCGGCTGGCATTGGCAAGTTTGATTTCAACACAACGTTAGGTGTTGGTTCGTCTGCAAATCTTTTAACTGCCTTTTCTAAAGCTAGTGCCGTAAGTATTGTTGTTCCTGCTCTTACAAGTAGTCCCTCGTCGTAACCAGTAAACGGAATAAGTGAACCTAAACCATTTTCGGGTACACGATTGCCGTCTACGCTGTAGTAACGTACGTTGTGTCCAAGTGAATCTAAAGTTCTTGTAATACGGCTTACTGAAATCCATTCAGCACTTAAAGGTCGTCCGTCTGTGCCAAGTTCAAGTGTTCTTAAATATCCTTGACCTGTAAATAATAAATCTTCTGCCAAAAATGTGTAAACAGATTGTCCTGTCATACGTGGGTCTGGTTGTCTAATAAAAGGTGGGGTCGGAACTTTGCTGTTGTTTGATTCGCGTCTAACTTCTAAAGGTAATGAACCGATAGTTGCACAAATAATGTTTCTAGCTCTTGCAACTGCTGGTACTTGCATAGCTTGTGCTCTAGTTACAGATGATAAACCAAAATAGTCAAATGGTTGGGCGTATTGCTGATAATTGTATGGTGCAACGGCTGCATCAACTTTGTTTACGCTGTTGTCTGGTGTGACACCAAGAAGATTTTGAAAGAAGCCCATAACTTCTAATTCTTTACCAAATTGTTATAATAGTCAAGCATCAAGCCACTACAATGTCTTGGTTTTGTGACCTGCCACCATATTCGGTTGCTTTATGAACGGCCAAAATCATACTTATTGCAGCTGTGGATACTTTACGTCTCATTACATACCAAGCACCTGTATCATTTGTTTTCTTTATACAAGAATTTATGCTTGAAGTTAAATCGGGTTGATTTGAATGAGCTAATCGTGCACCTGACATAGCACTAAGTACTTCGTCACAAGCTTGATAATACTTTGAGCCTTGTATGACTTCTGCGTTGATTCCTGATTGCCGTAGTTTGGCTACTACTGAGTCACCTGTGAACCTGTTGGCTACTACAGCTTCGGCGTTGTAATGTTTAGCCCATTCGGATATGCGCCCTGCTATATGTAAATCATCTATTGGGTTATCTGATTCAACAAATTCCATTAAACCTACAGCTATAGTTCTGTCTTCAAGTATTTGTGCACCAGTAAGAGCCCAAGTGTTGCGCTCTGGTGATATTTCAACACCTAACCAAGTTGGTCTATCTGGTTTTAGTTCAAGGTTTAGTTGCATACACGTATTCCAAGTTCCCATCTGCCAAGCACCGTTCATTGTTTCTACCCATTGGCATAACACTTCTGTTTGAAAGATTTCTGGTGGGTCACTTAGTCTGGCTTTGATTGCGTCTACTGTAATTGTTCTACCTAGTGCTGGGTTTGCTTCTTTCCAACCCTCTATGTCTGATAGTTTTCTGTTTGGTGATGCTGACCATTCCATAAAACACATTGGGTCATCTAAATCTTTTTCTATCTTGTCAAGTGCTCGTTGTCTCATAGCGTTTAGAACTATTGAATAATGGTCACCAGCGTTACTGATACCCCAAAACTGTGAATTGGGTCTAGCGTTCATTGTGAACACAAGGGCTGAGTAAGCATCATAGGTTTTCTGTTGTCGTAACTCGTCGAGGATTACTAAATCACTTGACAATCCTCTTGCGCCACCACTATTACTTGCTACAATTTTGTAACGCATACCGTTTTTTAGTTGTATTTCTTCACGACCATTAGCCCTAGTTACGTGTTTAACTTTTCTTCTTAACCAATCATAGTTATCTATAACTTCAACAACTTTTCTAAAAGTTTCTAAGCTTAAGTCTCTTGTTTGTGCACTTGCTATTTGTAGTTCTTCGTCCCAAAGAAATAACCCAGCAAGAATACGCATACGCAGCAAATGTGTTTTACCATTTTGTCTAGCTGCAATAGCCAGCACATTCTTATAAGCCCAAGTACCATCTTCTTTAATCTTTGAAGCTTCATCTATTAGATATTGTTGCCATTCCATCAACGGCATATCTATTTGCCGAGCAAACTCGGCTACTTCGTTACCTCTAGTTGGGTAAGCTAGTGGTGTGGTCTGAATTCTCGGGGTTGAGTTTCCTAAGGCTGTCAATTGGGTCTTCACCTGTTTCTAACTCTGGTTTTTCTTTACGTCCATACAAACTCAAACCATACTTATCTAAGATTTGTTGCAACTGCCCCATATACTTAACTTCTTCAACAGGTTTCAACGTACCACCATCTAAAACACCAGCTAGAGTAAACGCCATAGCCATACCAGCTGCGTCTAAGTCTGAGATGATGCCCTGACGTAACGCTTCCTCGTGCGCCCTATCTAAAGCAGGCAGAATTCTGTGCTTTTCTTCTTTAATCATTACGACTAACTCCTTTAGGTAATTGAAACGGTGTTTTCAACTCTTTTGGGGAGGTTTTGATGGCAGGGGTCGGTGGGTGTCCTGCGCCCATAAAAAATTGGGTTGTTTTGTGTTTATTTTTCATTACTTGTCTTCTAGCTTTGTTGTTTCTGTCTTTGATGTACTGTTCTTCTGTTCGATTGCCTTTAGAGTAGTTGCAATTTGAACAAGCAGCAACGAGATTATTTGGGTGATTGTCGCCGCCTTTGTCGATGGGTGTGAGATGGTCGACCGTAGTAGCTGTAGGAATTCCACAGAAGTAACAGGTGTTGTTGTCTCGTTTAAGTATGGCTTGTCTAAGTGCTCGCCATTTTCTAGATGAACCATTACGTTTTATTCTACTATGCATATTACCTAGTATATGTTAAGAACCTTTGAGTGTTGAAGTACAGAGAACGGCCTAAGGAATAGAACCATTCTCTTAGTATGAACCCCTGAGGTTTCGTACTGTCGAACGGACGCGTTATTGGTTATTCTGCGTAGTCTCGCCATATCATCACAAACGTTTATATCTATTAGGAGACTCGTTAATAGTAGCTTATGATGTCGTAACTTCTCGTTATGTTACACGCTATGCATAGTGGGCATAGTTGTTTAAGACCCTCTAACGGCCATTAAATTGCTTACTAAGCAACCCTTAAGTTAAGGTTTATAGTTGGCTTAAGCGACCAACTCAGTACTTATATCAGTAATCGTTGTAGTTGTCTATCCTTGGGTCTTGAATCATATCGTTTATGCGCATTAAATTTTCTTTACGCGCTAAATCTAAATCTACCTTATCTTGGTATTCTTCGAGCTTCTTTTTATCTTCTAATCTTTTTTGGTAACACTTAGCATCACGGCACGCAACTTCTTTCATATTATCGTAATCGTAATGAAAGTGTAGATATATGACGTTACTCATCGTCACACTCGTGTAATAGTTCTTTAGCAATCATCTTGGCGCAGCCTTTGCACCACACGTATGTAGCCATTATTTCAAGTACAACTTAATCGCTATAGCTAGTGACGCTATGCTAACAAACGCACCAGCAAACATACCTACAATTAGTTCTTGCATTATTTTATCCTTTGCATACACCATTTGCAGAAACTAGCGTTATAGCACCAGCCACCACAGCTAACACATCTACTTATTAAATTTAACATAGTTTTTCACCACTTCCCACAAGTTAGCCAAACCAAACACAGCTAGTATTACACCTGCAAATAGTAATGCGTCTATGTATCTTTGTTCCATTTGTTGCCCCTGTCTTGACTTAGTGTTTTTTTTCTACTATCTTTCTTGCTTCTTCCATATCATCACGATTGTGGAAGTTTGATGCCTTGTTGAGTAAGTCTTGTGAAATTGAGAGTCGTAAGACTTGCTCTAGCTTGTATACGTCTTGTGGTTTCATTCGCCCCCCTTTCTTGGTCTTATTGTCGCATATATAACGCTAGTAACACCAGAAACGCACCGAAGAATACGATAATTGCTTCCATCATTTAACCCCCATAATTTTTGAGCATTGTGGAAATGCTCGGTTAAATCCTTGTCTTGCTACAAGCATCTGTGCGCGTTTATATTGTTCACGCACAGAAGCTCGTGCTGGGTCGCCAGACCCACCTACCCATTCCCAAGAACGTTTATCAAATTGAAACAAGCCCCTATACTTGCCTGTTCGATTTATTGCTTCTGGGTTTAATGACGACTCACAAACGGCTATTTTCCGGTAATCGCTTGGGAGTAGCTCAACGTCATCAAAATATGGGTTCATTAAAAGTATCTCTAAAATTGGTCTGTCTTCCAATCTGCAGCTGCCGTTTCAGCCTGTTCGTGGCTTGACGGAAGTCTAGAAGCGTTTAACCAAGCACTAAGGTTATCTGCCAATAATTGCTGATTGTCTAATTGGTTTTTAACGATTGTGTATGGTGCGAATTCTAGCTTAGAAAACTCCTGTTCCTTACTTAGGAATTGCAGATATTTCAGTAGTTTCTCTTTATCCCAGTCAGTATAGATACGCTTACATAAAGAATGCAAGAAGTTTATTTGCTTTTCTGTAGCAACTCTATAAGACCCAAAATAACCCATTTCTAAGCCTTGTCCTTGTCCTGATATAGGCGCTGGGGTTTCTTGGCTAATTTTGCCCTCTACGGGCTTTTTAGGGCTATCTGGTGGGGTTTGCCAAGGGTCGTTTTCTGTGTTCACGTTACGTTGTACTTCCTCTCTAGAAGCAATACCTTTAGTAACAGCAATACCAAGAGCTGCAATAGCACGACCCCAAGCACTTGTTTCAAGGGTCATCATCTCAGCACCTTTAGCAAAGCCTCTAGCTGGTACACGTTCCCAAGCCCAACCACTTGCATAAGCCATCTTGTCGCGTTCAGGGTAAGCAAACGCTTCACCATAAATGTATGTTTCGCCGTTAAACTCCAGGACACCCTTATATTGAAAATGCAAAGTGCCCTCTGGAAATTTGTCGTAAAACATTTGTATTCTGTCTTTAACTTCTATGTAATTCTTTAGATAATCCATTTAATTAACTCCTATAAATATGCCGTGGAATTCTTGCAATTGTTGTAGCTTGTTTTCGCAATCACATTCCCTAAAAGTGCATTGGGTTTTGTGGTAAAAAAACATTTTA